ACAACTAATTACATTGTCCGATCCAGTTAAACCAAAGCCACCTGCGTCATGAGCAAATAGGTAGGCAACATAGGTTCCACCATTAGCATTTACGCTTGCGTTAGTACCGACTGTAAATTCTGTAGACGTGGGAGTAGTGCTGTTCCAATATGTTGCGCTAGTCGCTGCACCAGCTGTAGTGTTTAAAACTAAATATTGTGTATTTGCAAGGCTACGGTGATATACAGCCCACGCCGCCGTAGTATCCGTGCGCTTGATAATCATGCACCCCGGTACTGACCCCAAGTTATGAGCAATCGTGCGGTTCACGCCCGTTCCGGTGTAAGTCACCACATCAAAAAACTTGGATTGTTCGCGGAATGTCCATGATGCGTAGAATACACCAGCATTGTTTAATTTCGCTAATGATCCAATGCTGAAACCGTTGCTATTAAACGCAATAAGCCCTGTTGTTTGTGTGGTCTGACCAGTCGTAAGATTTGACGCTATATCAAAAGTAGCGCCTCTACTCGTATCATAGAGTGCGTGATCTGTAGCACCAGACCTGCTTTTAATCCATACCAAACCGCCTTTGTTAGCCGATGAATCTATAAATGGTCCGCCGCCGTTTTGAGCAACAGCGTTAGTTACTGTGATGGAATATGCGTTAGACGAGTAGTCTGTTGTTGGGCTTGGAGATTGGCAGGTTAATAACTGCGTTCCAGATATTGCTGTTAGTGGCGTAGTGCTTGGTGTGAACGCGCTGGTATAAACGGCGGTATTGGTAACTCTTAAATTTGAGATGTATCCGGCAATAGCGCCATAATTGTTTGCACCAACAGCAAAGTTGCCAGTGGTACCGCTCCTATTTGTTAATGTTGTGGTGCCACTCATTGTTTCTGCAACACCATTGACATAGAACTGAATTGAATTTGAGTTAACTACGCAGGCAATGTGATACCACTGGTTTAAGTTTAACGTAGTTGACCCAACCGCCGTCTTTCCCACACCATCAAACCAACGCAAATACAAAACGCGACTCGAAATTGGGCCGAAAGAAAGATAATTTAAATTACCTGCTGCTTGCCCATCAAGCGTTACAAATCCAGAACTGTTGTTTGCGTCAGACGTGGGATTTGCAGTCATGTAAATCCAACCTTCAGCCGTGAAGGTGGAAACAGAAGCCGTTATTAGTGCAGCCGATGTATTGCTTAAATAATCAGCATTACTATCAAAGTAGACGCTTCCACCGTAGTCATCGCCAAGAGCTACGCCGTTAACAATCGTCTGGTTACCGCTGTTCCCTGTGTACAGCGTAGTCGAGAATACATCCTCGACGTAATTCACGGCTGTAGATGCCCCATCCGTTTTAGTGGCTGCTGAAAACATTAGCTATCCTTACGGTGTGTAGTTCTGGCTCACAGTGATGCCGTACCAGTTAGTACCATCACTAAAGAATGAATAAATATCCAAGCGACTTGCAGTAGTAGTCACCGTTGGGGCAGTGCCCCCAGGCCACTTAACAGTAGTCCATGTGACGCCATAGCTACCTGCACCCGAACGCAAAAACAGAATGAATGACTTACCAGCGACTGCTGTCGGCATTGTGATCGTCGTCGTCGCAGTCAGCGTGATGTCTTGCAACGTGCCGTTAACAAGGTCTAATGTGATACTTGTGCTGGAGTTTGCGGTAAAGCGTTTTTCAACGTAATCTTTATTGAGCGATACCTGACCATCGAAATTAACTGCACCTGTACCTTTAGGAGTCAGCGCTATGCTGACGTTAGCATCGGTTCCTTGTGCAGATATAGCTACTGCGTTGTTTGTGGCTGATCCTGTCACCTGCACATAATTAACTGCGGAAGCGGTGTGGGAGACGACAAATTGCTGTGAAGCAGCGTTGGTTTTAAATACTTGTGATCCTGTTCCTGCGTTTACGTATTCAATGACACCATTTACTCCACTATTTCTAATAATTCTAAAGTCGTAATCCGTACCAGATGAAGAATGGAAGTCAATATAAATATCGCGATTTACAGTAGTTGAAGCACCTAATTCAACTCCAAAAGCTGTAGCAGTAGACGCGTTGGTATCTAAAAATACTACTCCAGTACCTTTGGCATAGATGGTTAAATTAACATTGGTGTCTGAACCATTTGCAAAAATGTATGGTGAATTTCCTGTAGTTGCTCCAAACGCTTCAATTCTATTCACCGCACTCGCAACAGTCGCAACACGCAGGGATTCTGCACCTTCTAATCCACCTATAGAGGTCTGACCTGCAAAGATGTTCTTAGCCGTGCCATTCGCATAGAAGTTCCATCGGCCTGTGCCGGATGCGATGTCGGAGTAGAAGCCGTAGTTGTTGGTTGCGCCGGTTAGGGTGCTTTCGGCTAAGTACCCAATCTGATTTGTTACAGTTGCACCACCAATTGAGCCTTGAGAGGTATAGTAATGATATAAAGTGGTAAGTGTAAATGACCCAGAAGCAAGCGAAACACTAGAATCAAACATCCTTGCTTGGGAAGTTACATCTGTTTGAATTTGCCCAGTAGAGCGAACACCATATCCAGTGATCGAACCAGTGATATTTTTACTAACAGATAAATTTACACCCGTAAGGCCGCTTGTTCCAATTCCCACAGCCCCCGCGCTATTAATCCGCATCCGTTCTGTTGTAGTGCTTGCGCCATCAGCCGTGGTGGAGAACGTCAAACGTCCGGGCATATCGTTAGTGCCGGGAGTGCCGTCTACTGCGGCAGAAATCGTCGCCGCTTGAATAGGGCCAACTCCATCATCGCCAGAAAAAGATACCGTTCCTAGCACATCTCCGCTCTGGACTATAGAGCCGTATGTACCTATGGTAGTACTGCGGCTTTTAGCGAAAAAATAAAACGGCTGGTTTGCATCGTTTGACCACCGAAGGGAAGCAACTGACGCTGCGCCAGCAGCAGCTCCATTCGCCTGTATAAAAGATATGGCACTACCGGGCCCAGAAACGGAAGCAGTTCCGCTACCTACGACTAATCGACCGTCTGCGGTAACCACAAATGGCGTACTGTCAGGATTAGCACTATCCTCCACCAGCAGGGCGTTGCCAGTTCCTGTCTGCGTAACTCTTAATGCAGCATTTGTGCTGTTGTCTGAAATGACTTGATTGTTGGTAAAGACGTTCGGGTAATCGCTTGTTACCGAACGATCAGCGGGATAAGTACAGAACACATCTTTACTGCCGGAACCAAACGGCACAGCATTGTTGCTATTGCTAGACTCTAGAATTACATCCCTGGATAGCGTTGTGCCGCTGGCGGTGTATGTACCAATACCAACTTCCCAATCGCCCGTCGCGCCGTCTACTATTGCGTAGTACGTTGTGTTGCCATCGCCAATAACAGAAAACGTTTGAAACCCCGTTACAGTACCGCTCAAGGTCACAGTGCCTGTACCAGTCGTAGTCGTTAACTGTCGAACTCTATCTTTAACAACAAGCGCCATGATGTCACCTTAATCTACTGTTTTAATCAGTGTCCAAGACCCTGATTCTGGAGTGTTAATATTTTGCCAGCTCTGTGTTTCTTGATCAATTGACTTCCAGCTAGCGGTCTGTGGCGTGTTCTGGTTCTGCCATAAAGCTGATATGTAATTAGCATCTAGCGCAGCAAACGGACCAAACGCAAATGGGCCGCCGGCATACGTGGCAATACCAGGCGCTCTCTGATTAACATCAGTAACAATATCCGACCATGCAAGGTCTGGATTGGTATTTATTGGATTCCACGGCAGACTGCTAATAAATAAATCTGCCGCCGCAACACTTTCCTGTATCTGAGCAATAAATGCCCCAGCAGAAAATAACGTATCTGCTCCAGTAGCACCTTCTTGAACCGACAGATTTAAGGTGGCGGTAGTAAAAATCTGATCTTGCGTATTAGCAGATTCTTGAACAACACTATTTAGAGCGCCACTTGCGCTTATTGACTCAGCAACAGCACATATTTCTGTTACCAAAACGTTAAGTATAAAATTACTGCTGACGCTATCCAGCCCACTAGCAATTTCTTGTACTACTACGGAAAATACGGAAGAGGCCGAGATTTGTTCAGCTGCATTGCACAGCTCTGCTACAAAACAACCAAAGCTCGCGGCAGCAGAAACAACGTCTGATGCAGAAGCCCCCTCTACAACAGATTCGACAAAACTTGTAACCGAAGACGCTTGATCTGATATAGCGGCAGATTCATTGACGCTGCCATTAACTACATAATTGGCTGAAACTTGATCTGTTGCTGTAGCAGTTTCTGTAACGCTACCATCTACAACAAGACTGACGTTTATTTGATCTGCCGCTGTAGCGGTTTCTTGAACACTACTTAGAAGTATTGCGTTGGTGTTTACTTGATCTGCGGCGACAGCCGTTTCCTGCACATCTGCCGAATAAATGAATCCAGGCGCAGATGCGTACGTTACCTGAGAAAAGGCAGTCGCTGAAAACACACTAGGCTGCTACTAGGTCTTCTTCCTTGAACCAGCGCACCAATGTTTTGCCATCAGCGTCTGTCCAAGAAATCATGTAAAAGAATTCGCCATCCTCAGTCATGCGCAACGCTTCGACTGGGCCTTGCGGCAAAACAGCATTAACCTTGACTGCATCACCTTTTTTAAACTTGGTTGCCATTCATTTCTCCTTACGCAGCATCAAGGCTAAACTGATAAGTTACATTTAACGTGTCTCCGCTTATCACCGATCTGGAGCCTGGCGCTTGAAAGTTTGCTTCAGAAAACAATACTCCAGACGTTCCGCCCTTTGTGTTTTCACTAATCAAAAATGCACCAGCTACAGTTACCGTGCCGTTGATTGAGAAAACAGCAGGAGATGCGCTATTTGAGATAACAGACGGATCCGCAGTTGTCGCCGCGCCGAATGTTGCCGTAGGACGGTTTGACTGCGAATATGCAGTTGTCTCTGACCAACCCGCATGCAACGCCGCAGTATCGCCCGCTGCGTAGGACGGAGTTGGGCTGGCATTAATAAGACCCAAGTACCAAGTAGCGGTATAACCCGATCCACTAAAGTACTTATCGTTCATGTCTTTTAGGCCTTGGTTTACCACCAAGTTATGCGCCCAATCTTCCCATTTCAGATTGCCATCTTTATCAAAGCACTGAAAATGAAACACACCACCACCTGATGCGCCTTCTCCAAACCCAGCGCCAAGCGCAACTCCAGCGGCAGTTGTGTCAGCGCATTTAGCCTTTTCTACGTTCATGACAATCTCTCCAAAAATATTTCTACTCAATACGGATTAAAGCCGTAGACGCTGTGTTAGCTGGCATCTGAATTACAAAAGCAGGCGACATCGTTTTGTCGCTACCAAAGTCAATCACCGCTATCGAAGCGTTTGACTGCGTGTTGTTGTAGATCAACGCGCCTCGCGCAGTAAGCGAAGCAGGATCCCAAGTAGGATTGTCAAACGTGACGTAAGCGGTGGTCTGAGATGTGGAAATAGTTACGTTAGACAGCGTAACCCCGCCAGCTGTATATCCTGTACCCACAATTTCATTGGTCGTGGTGTACTCAGTAGTTGTTTCATCAATCGAAGCTAACGCCGTGTAGAGCGCGATCTTCAACGTATCTGTCGAAAGATTCTGCGCTCCGGTCAGCATCTGCTGCTTGAAGCTGGTAGTTAGCCCCTGACGGATAGTCATTACGTCACCTTAACTCTAACTTGACCAGACCTGTAAGCATCCTGACGCTCCAGGCCATCGCCCAGACGTTTCAGTTGACCCATAGCTTCGTTGTACTTGGCGTCCACATTTTGGATAAGATCAGCTTCACCCTTCATAAATAGATACGCTTCACGTAGCGCACCATATAAAAGAGCAGGATCAAAATTATCACTGAGCCATGTAGTCCCGCCTGTCGCGTCTACAATTGATTCTGGGTAATAGTAGTAATGCAGCTCAACGGTATAAGTCTGATCTGGCGTTGGACCAAGAATAAAACTTAAATCATTGCTGATAACATTGCTTACAACCGTTGGCCCAAAAATACCGTAGTACAAAGGCAGCCCTTGATCGCTCGGACTGGGATACGCTTCACGAATAAAGTTCACATCTTTGTCTAGCAAGTACGTGTAGTTGTTATCGTTGTCGATAACCGCCATCGAATACACCGCCAAAAAATCAGTTGGGGCAGATAGGTACTTATTGCCGCCAGTAATCAAACCAGTCTGGTTCCTACGCAGGGCAGGAATCTGCACCGAGTTATAAATGCGCGTCTCAGCCTGACGTATGAACGTGTCGATATACGCTTCAAAGTCAGCGTCGTAGTTCTCCGTGTACGCCTTGATGGCGTTGACTAGCTCGGTGTATGTCACAGGTTACCCCATCTTGCCACTGATCTTGCGGCCTTTGGTAGCAGCGCCATAACCACGCATCTCACCAACACCGTACGGATTGATTGGCTTGTAGTTGCCCTTGCTGATACCGCCTACCGACGGGTTAATCCCATCCAGCACTTTGGCACCAGGCGTGTATCCACTGTAGCTATTGACGTTGGTCGCGCCGCCTTCCATTGTGTGCGGCCCGGCGTATGTCGATGCAGGACCAACTTCCTTCCCCTGCTTTTTCATCGAGAACTTAGCCATTATTTGCCCCTTGAGTTGCCACGCTGATTCATAGCACGAGCCATATTGCGCCCGTATTTTTTCATGGCTTCACCTGTAACGCCACCTTTTGCCATGTTGTGCATACGCTTTTCATGGGTTTTGACCGCCTTGGAGGCAATCGATTTCATCTTGCTGGTATCCATTTTCTACTCCTATACAGTGTTTGTTACCGTTACGCTACCCACTACCGTTGTGGCTACTAAGTTATTAGGGGTCAATCCTGCATCATTTGCGCTCGCCCCGCCAATCGGGTTCCATCCCCACTGAATAATCCTGCTACCGCCGCCTGGATACCCAGTCTCATCTTCCGCAGGTCCAGTATTAAACTTAGTCTGCAACCCCGTATATCCAGACTGGGTGTAACTTACATCCGGCCTTGGCTCCCG